GAAAAATAACGTACGGCTCAAAAAGGTTATGGGGTTGTACGAAAAAGGATTAGATGAGCGATATGGAGAGCAATCTGCGGAGGAAATCGTAGAGGACGATATTCCCGTTGGAGAGCCTGATTAACAATCGATAGTCTATTTCGGTGGGAGGTAATACTCCCACTATTGACCGATTAGTGTAGACAGGGAAGCACCCGACCAAAGTAACTAATTTCCGAAAGGAATAAGAGGCGATAACCCGAAGTCGTAGGGGAATATGGTTGGAGCGAGAGTTCGAACCTCTCATCGGTCACATACGGGGTATTGATTTATTATGAACTATATTCTATAGTGGCGGTATGAGCCACGCAATTCCTCCTGAAAATAAAATTGCCTACACCATCTACGAAGAACTTATTACACGATTACATCAACAGGGCTACCTCTTTTTGAAGATAGGGAAAATACTTACACGCATACGGGACGAAAAACTGTACGAGAAGATTGGAGAGGGTGGGTACGATACGTTCCAGCAATTCCTCGCATCTCCTGAAATCGCATTGAAGAAACCCACAGCGTATATGTATATTCGCATCTACGAGTTTTATGCACAGAAGATGCAGATGACCGATGAAGAAATCGTGGCGATACCCAGTTACAAACTATTGCGGTTACTTCCTATTCTGAAAGACAAGACGAAAGAGGAGGTCGTGAAAGTTATTGATGATATTCACGAACTGGGAACAGCAGATACAGAGATTGTTATTCGGGAACAGGGACTCGACCCGTATGACAGACCGAGGGTGTACCGATGTCCAGCGTGTAACAAATGGGTGGTACGGTATGACGAGAAATCAATCTGTCAGTGTGACGGAACGTTTCATTTAATAAACGAAAAGTTTGAGGGAAAGGAATAATTATGGCTACATTTTATACGTTTTTATTTTTACAGGAAGCATTGACGGAACATAAGTGTCGTGCATCAAGACCGTATATCACTACATTGGAGCAGTTGGGCATCATTCCGAAGCCACAGCACGAATTGATTACACGGAGGGTTCCAACGATGGGGAACGTCAATGCACGGATTTATCAGGCGGAGGAGATTCAGACTATCATCGGGATTATTAAGAACTTGCCGAGAGGTAAGGGAGCATACAAGGCAAAATGAAAGAATTGATTATATTGGCGGTGATAGCATTTGTTTTTGGGGTTATCTGTAGTGGAATATGGTTGCACTTATAAAACCGAATATGTTTTACACCGAAAAAAAAGAAAAAGAATGTCCAGCTTGTCACAAAAAGTTTAAGACGCTCGATGTACGGGCAAAATACTGTTCAATTCAATGCTCTAAAACTGGAAGAAAAAATAGTGAAGATAAACGGAGAGTAAAATATGAACGACAAAACATTTTGAAGTTTGGTTTAAGAAAAAATATCAAGCCAGTTATGACTTTCAAATGTAAGAATTGCGGGAAGAAGTTTCCGAGGTATCAGTCGCAGGTAAAGAAAAGGGGTGCTGGATATTGTAGTTTTGATTGTCGAGTTGCTGGGAGAACGAATGAAAAACCAAAAGACAAACAATTGGTAGACTTGTGGGCGGAGGTTGTTAAACTGTACGATGGTGGAAAATGTGCCTATTGTGGTAAGACATCGTATTTGAACTCGCACCACATTTTCAGCAAATCAAACCATTCGACAAGATATGAAATAATAAACGGAATAACATTGTGTGCTGGACATCACACGCTTTCCTCAGTGTTTTCAGCACATAAAACGCCAGTCGAGTTTGTTGAGTGGATTAAAGAAAAAAGAGGAAACGAATGGTATGAGCAGTTACGTGCTAAAGCAAAACAAACAAAAGATTATACAAAAGAAGAACTTGTAAGAATACGTGATAATTTTTTAGAAATAAGGCAACATTTAGCACATGGAATATATTGACCTTTTTGCTGGGGTAGGTGGATTTCGAAAAGGAATAGAGAACGCAACGGTAAAGGCACAGTGCGTGTATTCAAACGAATGGAATAAATATGCAAACAGCGTCTATAGGCGACACTACGGGGAATGCGACCAACGGGACATCAGGACAGTTACCGCTAGTCAGCTACCTGACTTCGAATTACTTTGTGCGGGATTTCCTTGTCAGAGTTTCTCGATTGCTGGGAAGCGTGGGGGATTTGACGACACAAGAGGCACAATGTTCTTTGAGATTGAACGGATTCTTGATGAAAAAAAGCCTCGACTGTGTTTATTGGAAAACGTCAAAGGACTGTTATCTCATGCAGATGGACGAACTTTCAAAACCATCATCGCCTCGCTTGATGAACTGGGGTACGATGTCGAATGGCAAGTTATTAACAGCAAGAATTACGGAGTCGCACAGAATAGGGAAAGGGTGTTCATTATCGGACATCTTAGAGGAATGTCCAGCGGAAAAGTATTTCCTCTCACCAGAGGTGACGATGAAGATAATGAAGCAGATACGGAAATGATTTATTGGAAGAACAGCAAGGAAAAATGGGTGGAGGAGAAACGGAACTGTACGCCAGTATTAAAGACGCATACGGATTATGTACGGCAACCGCTCATAAAGGTTGTCGGAATGCTGAACGATGAGAAGTGGAGCAGATTTAACGAGAGTTCGAGGAGAGTATACGATACGGAGGGAATTGCACCGACTGTGCCGACTGTAGCGGGTGGAGGGCATACGCCTAAGATACTTGCGGTACAGGATATACGGGGAATGAAGAAAAAACAGAACGGAAAAGGATTTAAGGAAAACGAAAGCTATACATTGGATTCATTGGCGACACAGGGAGTATTGAAAGATTTACGGATTCGCAGACTGACACCGATGGAATGCGAACGATTGCAGGGATTTCCTGACAATTATACGAAGTACGGAGCAGACGGGGAAGTGATGAGTGACGGACAACGGTACAAGATGATGGGGAATGCAGTAACGATAACGGTTATTACGGAGATAGCAAAAGAATTATTGAAGTGATAGACTATAAATACAGTACAGTAAAAAGTATAACATCTTATACAAAAGGAAAAACCTATGGACATAATGTTGATAAAGACTGACGAACTGAAACCCTCTCCGTACAATCCTCGGGAGATGAACGACCATGAATATCAGGCACTCAAAGATTCATTGAAAGAGTTTGGATTTGTCGAACCGTTGGTTGCGAATAAAGACAATCAGGTAATCGGCGGACATCAACGACTACGGGCGGCAATCGAGTTGGAGATGAAACAAGTGCCTGTCGTTTACGTAGACTTACCGCCAGATAAAGAAAAACTATTAAACCTCGCACTCAATCGTATTAAAGGGCGTTGGGACGTGACGAAGTTAGAACCATTGATGTTCGAGATGAAAGAGTTACCTGTGAACGAAAATAAGTTGACGGGTTTTGAACCGTGGGAACAGAACCTCTACAATGCGGGACCGAACTCTGCACCAGTCATCGACAACGGGGTGACACCTGCACCGCAGAGGTGGGATATATTCGTGACGTTTACCAATCCAGAAGATTTAGAAACATTATCAACGTATTTAACAGGACGGGAGGGATTACACGTCATTGACGGGCAGACCGTTATGGCGAAATTGGAACTATGAAAACAATACAAGTACCAGTCGGGACATTATTGGAATCGTTGTACAATCCTCGGGAAATTACTGACCACGATTTCAATGCGTTGAAAGATTCGATTAAGGAGTTTGGATTCGTGGAGCCTGTTGTCGCAAATAAGAATAACCAGATTGTCGGTGGACACATGAGATGGAGAGCGGCAAAAGATTTAGGAATGGAAACCGTACCAGTTGTTTATGTTGATTTACCGCCAGAAAAAGAAAAGATATTGAGTCTTGCGTTGAACCGAATCAGTGGACGGTGGGACCAGAAGAAACTCGAAGCGTTGATTAAGGAACTATCTCTTACTGCTTTGGGGGATTTGCATTTGTCGGGGTTTGAGAACTGGGAGTTGGAATTATACACACCGCCGATGGAAAGTATGGTGATGCGGGAGGATAAGAACCTCTCGGAATTGGTGGGAGAGCAACCGAACAGAAGTTACGTGTTCCATATTACTTCGGACAATCAAGACGATTGCATGAAGATTTGTATGGCTTTGAGCGGAAAGACGTACCGAAGCATTCAGGGGACGGACGCATTGAAGATGCTGAATCTACCCGTAAAAACATAATGGATTACTACGGAAGTCCGAGGTGGACAAACGAAATACTGGATTGCAGTATGCCGATGACATTCGACACGTACAATCTGTGCAGTTATCAGTGCCAGTATTGCTTCTCTTTTTATCAACAGTCACATTACGATGATTACATGGAGAAGAACATGAAGCACGTGGACGTGGAGAAAGTCAAAAAGATATTCACGGACCCTGATAGTAGCCAGTTTGGGAGTTATGTGAAGAAACGGATTCCGATGCAGTGGGGAGGATTATCTGAACCGTTTGATTTACGGGAAAAGGAATTGGGGATATCGCTACAGCTATTAAAGTTTTTCCGAGAGATTGATTACCCTGTGAGTTTTTCAAGCAAGAGTGTGTGGCATTTGAAAGATGACAGGTATCGGGACGTTTTGAAAGGTGCGAAGAACTTCCATGTTAAAGTTTCTATTATTACATACGATGAAGAAAAGGCACGGATAATAGAAAAGGGAGTGCCGACACCAAAAGAACGGGTGTGGGCTATTGGGGAATATGCGAAGTTGGGTATCGCAGCCGTCAATTTGCGGTTACGTCCGTTTATTATTGGGGTGACGAACCCGACACATACGGAATTGATTAAAGCGGTGGCGGAAATGGGAGCGTACGGAGTGTCAACGGAGTTCTTTTGTCTTGAAGCACGGGCGGCGGACAACGTAAAAGCACGATATAAGATAATCTCTGCCGTTGCTGGGTATGATATTTGGGAGTTTTATCGGCGGTTCAGTGTGCAACAGGGATATCGCCGACTGAATTATGAAGTGAAGCGTTCGTACATAAACGGAATCAAACTATTGTGTGCATCGAACAATCTCAAACTATTCGTAAGTGATGCAAACCACAAGGAAGCGTGTGCATACGGGAGTTGTTGCGGTGTTCCTGATACGGGACCGTTCGGGAACTTTGCGAAGTGTCAGTTCACACAGGCAATCGTCATCGCAAAAGAAAAAGGCGAAGTACATTTCAACGACATCGCACAGTACGAAACGGAATACCTGAAAGAAACACCGTACATTGACGCTACGGGATTTAATACTGCGAATCTTGCGAACCGAGCGAAGCACCGATACATGAGTATGTTTGACCATATGAGGGCTACGTGGAACAAACCGAAAAACCAGAACTCACCGTACAGGTATTTTGACGGACTGCTTATTCCTGACAGACTCGATGAGAATAACGACATCGTGTACAAGTTTAACAAGGCAAAATATGAGGGTAATAATTCCAAGTAAAGGTAGAGCAACAACGATAACGAGCCATTTATTGTTCCCAGAGGCTACGATAGTCGTGCATAATGATGCGGAATTGATTGAGTATCGGGCGAACAGGTCGTTGGACAACATGGAAATAGTCGTAAGCAACGCAAAACTGGGCATTCCGTTCCAGCGTCAGTGGGTTTTGGACAATTTGGTGGGGAAAAACGAGTGGTTTTGCTTTGCGGACGACAACATACAGTATTTTACTGCCGTACACGAGCCACAATACAATGAAGAATACTGTAAAGACAGGGAAGCGTTCGCAAAACGGGCGGATATGGAGTGGGTTCACTCTATTTTGAACGATACGCAACGGAAAGCAGACGAAATCGGTGCGAAGTTTTGCGGATTTGCCGTTGTTGACAACTATTTTTTCAGGGAAAAGAAGTGGCGAATGGTGGGACACGTTATCCAGAAGATAGCGTTGATAAATAACGTGGGGATACGGTATCACCCGAATGTTTTATCTATGGGGGATTATTATTACACCGCCGAGAACTTATTACGGTACGGAAAAGTGTTAATCAACAACTATTTGTTCCCTATTGCGAAGCATTATCAATCGGGCGGGATTGGCACTTATGAGGAACGAGTGCCGAAAAAGATACATGACTGTGCTTTTTTGATTGCTGAATATCCTGATATGTTTCGGTATAAAGTAAAAGCCGGGTGTCACCCGTTGGCGGAATTACAGTTGAGATTTACTTCCGAGAAACAAGTATTACAATGGCGTAAAGATATGATTGCCAAACGAAAATAGAAAGGGGGATTTATGGATATAATGGGCTACCAGATAAAACCAGAACACACGACACGGTGCATGGGGGTAGAGTGTGGAATGTTAATCGGACCGTCAGAAACCGTAAAGGTCGGGTTCGTAGTAAAGGACGGGGACGTGCAGGGGATTTTTCACAGTCGGGCGTGTTACGAAAACAGCGTACAAAAGTTTACTGAACATAAGGAGGTAGAATAATATGAAAATAATTACGTCAATTCAAATCGAAAAAGCAGGGAATGGTTGGCTCGTGACAGAGAATTATAAAACGGAAGCTGATAAACATGAGTGGGAATATGAGGAAGATAAGTTTGTGTATACATCACTCGATGAAGCGTTATTAAAAGTAAAAGAATTATTTAGTCAGGAGGTGAAAGTATGAAAACATTTACTTTGAGCAAAAAGGATATTGCGTATTTGACACCGTTGGACACAACAATGAACGGACTCAATGTTGCTATTCAGGTGTATGTTATCAACCAGATATTTCCGAGGTTGGCATTAGCGAATAACACAAAAGCACGATATGACTTGGATAAGGGAGAATTATTGGTATTGGAAGAAAAGGATTTCAAACCAGAAGTGGGGACACCAGAAGCGGAAGCACAGAAAGAAAAAGTAACGGATAAGGTTGCGGAAGTTCCAGCAGAAAACAAATCAAACGTTACTGATGCAGTAGAAGAACCGAAAAAATAATGGATTCAATAGCGATACTTATACCTACATACGGACGTGCGGAACGATTGGCGAAATTGTCGAAAGATATTCATGCCGTCACTACGTTACCGCATACGATTTATTTTGTCGTAGAGTCGACAGACGCTCCGTCCGTAGCCGAAGCTGGGAAGATTGAGGGCGATAAGGTTATTGTCGTTTCAAAGGGGACGTACGTGGACGCAGTGAACATCGGATATAAGTCTACGACTGAACCGTTTGTTATGTGCGGGTCGGATGATATTGTATTCACGAAAGACTGGGATACGATAATGGTGAGGGGATTCGACAATCCAGAGGTGGGATTGGTTGGAGCAAAAGACGAATGGACGATAACCAAAACATTGAAACACGCCAGTCACTTTATGGTTAGACGGGAGTACATCAAGACACAGTCGGGAGTGAACGATGAGCCAGACGTTATTTATTCTTCACAGTATATTCATACGATGTGCGACATCGAAACCGAACAGACAGCGATGGGACGGGGTGCGTTTTATATGTCGGACGCTGTTATCCATCATTTGCATTGGTTCATGGGTACGGCTCTGATGGACGAAACATACAAACGACCACAGGTATCGCAACAGCACGACATGGACGTTTACAACACTCGGAGGGATAAGTTTGAGTTGTATAAGTTTGAGGATTTATTTGCGGGGAAGATTACGCCGATGATGGGACGAAATCTGACCGTTGTTATTCCGAGTTTCAATCAGATGCCGTATTTGAAACAGACGGTGGAGAGTTTGAAGAAGAACACCGCTACACCGTACGAACTGATTATCATTGACGACAATTCAAACAAGGAAACGACAGACTATATTCACACGTTGGATTGTGTAAAGATATTCAACACGAAACAGGCATACGTCAATGCGAATTGGAACAAGGGGATTGAGTTGGCATCGAACAGGCATATCTGTATCGCAAACAACGACATCACGTTCAGCTATCATTGGGACGTGCCGTTGATTGAGGAGTTGAAGAAAAAAGACGTGTGGATTGCGTCACCGTACCAGACCGATGACGGGTGGAACGGACCAGCGTACCGGAAACATGAACGAAGCGGAAACATAAACTTGCGGGGTTCGTGTTTTATGTTGAAGAAAGAAATGATTGATACGTGCGGGTATATTCCTGTTGATATGCTTATTTGGTTCGGGGATTGGTGGATTGTTTGGGAAGCGGAAAAGCACAATAAGAAAAGCGTATTCAGTCCGAGTTCAGTCATACACCACTACGGAAGCAAGTCCAGCGTGGGAATGATGCAGGAACAGTTGGATTTGTTTCAGCAGATTTTACGGGGTGATGCGTACGCATTCCATATACACACAGGGATAAACGTTGATAAATGGTTGAAGATTATTTACGGCAATTTGAAGTTGCCGTGTCCAGTATGACATTAGATATCGACCCGACACAGCGTCCGATGATGAACGAGTATGAGGTAACGCTCATAGAGAAACTGTTTGATTCACGGCACGATATGGAGTGTTTGGAGTGGGGGAGTGGCAATTCCTCTTTTTGGTTTCCGAAACATCGGGCTGTCGCTCATTGGACAGCAATAGAAAACAATCCAGAGTATGCGGAGTACGTCAGTTCAATCGTGTACAGCATCAAGACGAAAGTACTCCTCAAACCTGAACTGTACGAGTACGTTAATGCTGTGGACGGACAGAAGTTTGACTTTATTCTTGTGGACGGATTCGATGGTTCACGGGAGTTATGCTTAGAGAGGGCGTTTGTACTTGCTAAACCCGATGCTCTTATTTTACTGCACGATTCGGGGAGAACGGAGTATCAACATTTTATCAACAAGTATTATCATTACAAACTTTGTGACGGGGAGATACCGTACGATAACGGATTTTTTGCTCATAGGGGATTGACGTTATTTCCTGTGCAATAAATATGTTACACGCATTTATACGTATATCACCATTTATGCCGAATGCGGGAACGCCACCGTATTTTGGACAGGACAAGTTCGGTCTTGTAAAGGCGTGTACACTTTCTTTTTTACAGACTGGGGGGTGCAACCGACTGTATATCTTGGATAATTGTCCGCCTGAGTATAAGAAATGGTTTACGAAATACGGACAGGGAGAAGTAACCGAGGGAGTATGGGGGAAAAAGGGAAGTCTGTACGCAGCGTATGACTTTGCAAGGCGGAGGGTGAATGGTGACGATACGTTATTGTTTTTGGAAGATGATTATTTATGGCGACCAAACACGCTCGGCGACCTCGACACAGCGATACGGCACTTCGGACTGGCAACTCCGTACGACCATGCTGGGCATTACACGGGACACGGAGAATGTATGCAGACATATCTTTGCGGAAATCTTACGTGGAGGTGGTGCAGGACTACGACACATACGTTTGGTGTTACTACCCGGATATTTAATGATGCGATAGATGATTTCTATTATGGGCTACACGATTGGCAGATGTTTACGAAGTTGGACATAGACGGACATAGGGTATATTCTCCTTTGTATTCGATGGCGACACATCTTGTCGATGGACTATTGGCGTACAATACGAACTGGGAAGATTTAGCGAATTGGTATAAACAAAAGGTAAAGGAACTCAAATGAAAACGAACTTTAGCGGTAAGGGACATCGGCACGGAGATTGCGACCACCCTCGGGTGTCCCGTCCTATGAGTGGAAACATATCCGAGGGGATAGTAGTCAATAAGAAGTTTGGATTCACCATGAAGTATAGACGGTACAACAGGAAAAACGTTACCGATGAGGTGGAGGAACTATGAAAAAAGGATTACATTGTCCAGTATGCAGAACGTACCTCGACTTACCGAAGCAGATGAAAGAGTTGGACGAGCAGTACGGCGATGACGTGGAGTTGGGTGCTGAGTTTCCGTGGGTGAGTGCTATACGATGCGAGAAGTGCGACAAGACGGTAGTGATGATATTCGCTGAACCAGCGAGAGGTGAAAGGACGTTGAACTAACTATGAACGAACCGAAAAAGATAGTCATAACGGAAACCTATGTTAAGGAGGGCGAAACCGTGTATTGTTATCGGAAGATTGGGAGATTGAAAGCAGTGAAGATTGCGACAATGTATCCTGACTTACCGTATGTAAAAATGCACTACAGCGAACCATGAGATATAAACGGAAGAACAGTCATCATAGGATTTGGAGGAAATGTATCGGGAACTCTACGAAAGTTTTATCCGAGTGGAGTCGTATGTTACATAAATGGTGGAAGAAAGATTTAGCCTCAAAACGAGAGGACCAGACGTAAGGCATGGACGGAAATGAACCGTTTAGAGCCATCGTACGGGCTTCCTTGAAAATGGGGACAGGAAAAACGCTATGAAACAGTATTACGGGCAATACGATGCTACAAAAGAAAAAGAGAGGAGGACTATGGTAGATAAGTTCAATTCGTTTCTTTTGGGGGTGGCGGTGACGTTTATTATTGCTATGTTATTGCGGAGGTTCTTATGAACGAGCAAGAACCGAAGCCGACACAGATGTTGTGGGACGTGACGTGTATCAATCATGGGGTATTGGAAACGTTAAATTATGCAGATAATGGATTGTTAGTTATTTATGACCATATTAGTAAACATAAAGAGTGTTATGGGAAAGTAGGCGTGTTACCGCATATTGAAAGGACTATATATGATGCGAAATGAGGGGTGGACACACTACGACTGGAAACGGTGCGATAAGTGCGGACAGGAAATGAAAGGGAAACGGAAGTATTGCGAAAGTTGTGCGACTTATGTATACCAAAAGATACGGCAGATGAAAAAAGCGATAGGTAATTCAATGCTGAATTGTTCTTAGGTTCACCTCCTTCAACGATTCAGCACTGAGGGACTTATTGTTCTTTTGTTTGGCGGAGTGTACGACTGTGTACGGCAAGACCAGTCAGCCTCTCCATCACATTCCGCCAAATAAGGGAGCAATTTATGGCAGATGAATTAACAAAAATAAAAGATGGACGTCCAACGATTCGTTCGGAAGCGATTGTCACGAAATTGGAGAGCGTTTTGAAAATAGGGTCGAGCGATACGGCGGCGTGTTCTTATGCGGGAATATCTCGGGAAACGTTTTACCGTTGGATAAAAGAGGATGAGGACTTTTGTGACAGAATAGAGAACGCAAGGAACTATGCGATATTGGCGGCACGACATGTTGTTGTTACGTCTATCATTGAAGATAAGAACCTCGATACTTCGAAGTGGTATATTGAGAAGCATGATGCGAAACAACAGGGAAACCAACAGAACACACAGGTGAACGTATTCACGACACTGAAAGATAAGTACATGATTGATGATGAGGTGAAGACAGAAGTGAAAACGGAAACGATTACGAACGGAGTGGTACACGATGAAAAGACTAAACTACAAGGCAATCATTGAGGAGAACTTTCAAATCATTGATAAGAATGAGCGGAGTGTGCCGTTTATTCTTAATAGCGTACAGGCGAAACTGTATGATTCGTTGACTTCGAGGGACATCATTCTGAAAGCACGACAAGAGGGTATATCTTCATTTGTTTTGGCATTGTTTACTGTGGACTTCTTATTCATGGAGAACTCTCGGAGCGTGTGTATTGCACACGATAGGGACAGCACGATAAAACTGTTCGACCGGGTGAAGTATTTTGTTAAGACGTTTGAGGATAAGACGGGGATACACGTTCCGTTGACATACAACACCAGAACGGAACTCGTAAACGAAAGCAACGGTGCGTATTTTTACGTGGGGAGTGCTGGGAGTGGAAGTTTCGGGCGGTCGGCTACGTTGACTAACGTACACTTTTCGGAAATCGCTTTTTATCAACAGCCTGAAAAGGTGTACCTCGCAGCGTCACAGGCGGGAACACCGAAACAAATCTTCATTGAGAGTACCGCATGGGGATATGGGGATTTCTTTCATAAGATGTGGGACGATGCAACGAATGGCGTAAGTAATTACAGGGCTCACTTCTTTGGGTGGCAGGACTTTACCGAATATACTGCTCCTGCGAGTGTGGATATTGATTTGACTTCGGAAGAACAGCTATTACGTGACCAATTCAAGATTTCGGCAGCACAATTGGCATGGCGGAGGCTCAAACTGTCAGAGTTTACTACGGATACTGCTTTCAAACGTGAGTACCCTATGTTGCCACAGGAAGCGTTCATCACAAGCGGAAATCCTGTGTTCAATGTGGAGAGTCTGCAATACTACAGGACTGCACAGAGCCAGATGATGCCACCACTTATGGAGGGGAACTTGATTGGAGCGAATCCGATGGTGCTGGACAAGAGTGAGAAAGGGTATCTGAAAGTCTGGAAGCCACCTGTAGACATGGGACAGTACGTAATCGGAGCGGACGTAGCGGAGGGAGTGGAAAAAGGTGACTATGCGTGTGCTATCGTTTTGGACAAGCGGTCGTTTGAACAGGTTGCTGTATGGCACGGACGGGTCGACCCTGATGTTTTTGGGAGGGAGTTATACCGACTCGGAATGTATTACAACGAAGCGTTCATCGCTCCTGAGAGAAACAGTATCGGTATCGCAGCGATTATTCAGTTACGGAATATGTATTACCCGAACCTGTACATACGGGAAAGCGTAGGACAGGTGCAGGATAAGTTGAAGCCAGAGTTGGGGTGGATTACGAACTTGCAGACGAAACCGATGATGGTAGCTGAGGGACAACGGGCAATACGGGACAAACTCATCACGTTGCACGATGAGAAAACCATAGACGAACTGTTCAGTTATCAGTATGACGATAGCGGACACACAAACGCAGTAGTCGGGGCTCACGATGACAGGGTTATTGCTCTCCTTATCGCTATACAGATGTATTTACGGGTTCCGTTGAACCTGACGACTAAGAACGCTATCGTGGAACAGAACGTGGAGAACTTTACTGGGCAACCGATATTATCGTCTGACTTTGATTTTACGGGAGGAGAACCACAGATATGACGGAGGCATTTTTACAGCAGTTGAAAAAGGAATCGCCAGTGTTGTTTACGTTGGCGTTATTGAATCAGAAGATGTTGAAAGACATGGAGTATGGGGAGTTGCGGGTGACGGAGTTTGTTAAAGATGGCAAGGTGTACCGCATCGAGATGTACCCTATTATCAGCAAAATGGTTGAACAGACTTGACAACGTGTGGTAAAAGATAGATAGTTCAATTGTATGGCACAGGATGAAGAACAGAATACGATAATCGAGAGGGCAAGTAAACGATTTAACACTGGACTTAATTCTGTTGGAATGATGACACGGGACGATGTGTACGATTTTTTAGACACGCTGACACCTGAACAGGACAAGGTAGCGGAACTCCACAAGTTTGTTGACAGATGCGGATTTATGGGAGGGTACGAAAAAGATAAACTATTCAAGGATTTACCCAGTTACGGATTATGAACTCATCGACAGCAACGGATATTGTTTTGCACATTTTAGGCATTAACGGTTGCCCGAAACATATTCGCACTCAACTTTCTTCTTTCCTCGAACTTATTTCCTCACAACCGCAGAAAAAAGATGAAAAGAAAATCAAGGAAGATGCGAACGAAATCAAACCAGAAGAAAACACCATCGACTTGCAGACCATAGACCACTTCGCTATGCCTGAAGAAATGAACGTACAAATCGAGGGTAATGAGCAATCACACAAAATAAAGATATTCCCTGATGGCGTATCGGAAACAACGAATAAGGAGGAAGCAGTTCCATCAACTGCGAATTAACATGGCGGAAGTAAAACGAAAAGTGGCGGCACAGTCTGACCGACCAGAAGCGAAAACGAAATCAGATAAGGACTTCTTGAAGAAAGCACAGAAACAACCTGAGGATAATCTTGTGGACGTGGAGAAGAAACTATTCGCTGGGATTGAAACGGGAACAGATGCACCAATCAGCGATGAGCAGTACGTATACAAGGCACGACAGAAGTTTCAGGTGGCGGCGGACGCTAGGAGGAGATATGACTGGGAATGGTTGGCACGGGACTTATTCAGACGGGGATATCAGTTTACAAAGTACAATCCACAAACGAAAACCGTTATTCTTTCGCAGGTTACTTCAACGAAAATACCTGTCAATCTTACGGCAGCGGCGATACGGAGTATTCGAAATCAGGCAGTTGTTTTCAAACCCAAATGGGAAGTAGTACCGAATGCACAAGATGAAGAAACGCAGAACTCGGCACGATACAGCGGAAAGACGTTGGATTACGTGTTCGACATCTGTAGGCTACGCAAAAAGATAAAGGAAGTTGTTACACAGGGACTCATCTATTCTGTGGGTGGAGCATGGCAGATAATCTGGAATCCTGAACTATTGAACGCAGACGGAAGTAAGGGATTTGTGGAGATTTGGGGGAGTGACCCGTTCGATTTTTATGTTGACCCAGCAGCTACGGACGGAATGGCGTTCACTGACGCTGAATATGTTATTAAAGCGATACGGAAACCGTTGGACGAAGTAAAGACGAATCCGCAGTATAAGAACACAGGACTGTTGACCACTGGGGAAATGCGTCCAGCGGCATCGGAGTACAAACAATTCTTATTGCAATCTATTAAGTTTCAGGGTGGGACACGAAACGTAGACGAAACGAAAACCGTCATATTAAAAGAGGGGTGGTTTAAGGAACGGGACAAGGGAACGGGCAAGGTGAAGATGCGAGTCATCACATGGGTAGACCTGATGACGTTACCGTTACGCAACGAACTCATTGATACCAGCGATTTTCCGTTCCGTATGTATCAGGCGGACATCAATCCGAACGAAGTATACGGTGAGGGGTGGGCGAGGCACGTTATTCCTATCAACCGTGTCATCAATGCACTCGAAAGCTCAATCTTCGATTACAACTATAAGTTCAATAAGGGACGGATTGTTATTGATAAGAATAGCGGAGTGAGCGTGGTCGACAATCAGCATGGAAGTATCATACAGAAAAACAGGGGTGCTACCGTTACTTCTTTACCGATTCAACCGATGGCTTCATCGGCGGAGAATCAGGTGATGAGGATGGGACGGTACTTTGAGGATATTGCGGGAGCTCACGATGCGTCACTCGGACGGGTTCCTACGGGCGTGAAGTCTGGTATTGGAATCGCAGAGTTGAAACAGGCGGACGCAACGAATCAGGACGACCTCGTGGACAATCTCGAAGATTTTCTCATTGAAGTTGGTAAGAAGATACTCAAACTTATTTCCGAGAATATGACGTTTCCGCAATTGGTATCGGCTACGAAGATTGCGGGTAAGACCGATTATTTTGCTATTATCGGGGAAAATGCGGGAAAAACTCGGAAAAAGAAAACAGTAACTATCGGGAAAGAAGAATATCCACTGGCGGTGATACGCTCGGATAATACGTTACGGGTGCAGATTGGAAGCTGGTTGGCGTATTCGAAGCAACAGCAACAGCAAGAGTTGAAAGACTTGTTTCAGAGTGGAGTTATTGACCAACGGACACTTCTTGAACACATGGAGTTCGGGGACATCGACACTATCGTGACACGGACACGTCAGGAAGCGTTATTGAAAGCACGACAGGAAGCAACGAAAGTGGGACAGACGGAAGTATCGGAAGAAGAATTGGCGATGACGGAGAACTCGATGTTATTGATGGGCGATGAACGGGTGATGCCGTTGCCGAGTGATGACCATAAGGTGCATATGGCGGTTCATGCGAATTATTCGGGGAATAAACTTGTAGATTTACACACGCAACAGCATCAATTATTATTGGAGTCAGCACAAAAAGGACAGGGAGTGCAGAATGCTGGAATGGAAACACCTGCTGGGCAACCTACGGGTCCTGCTGGTACTGGTGAAGTTCCGATGGAGGGTATTCCGCCAGAAGCACAGCAACCGTTACCGCCAGAAGTTTTACAGGCGTTACAACAGGGAATGGAACAGTCGGGACAGATAGCATCGACAACAGAAGTACCAATGGCATAAAAAACTGAAAGGAGTTAGCTATGCAATATATTAAAAAGGATGAGATGGAGAAGATAACGGTGGCAGAAGCGACTGCACCGAAAACCGATGAACAAAAAGGTTCAAAGGTAGATACAGGACCGCAAGAGGCGGAACGATTCCCTGCTACGGACGAATGGGCTGGGAAACCTGTGACTGGGGATTATCAGACGATACCAGAAGATAAAGAGGCTGTTGAAGAAAACCTGAAGACAGCAGGTGAAGAAGTCCAAAAGCGGTTCGGCTTAGAAACTCGTGGTGTTGACATCACCGTTCCTAATGAGCCGACTAAGAGCGAGAAATAAACCTCGCTCTCTAATGTGGGTTGAAATGCACCTGTCTGGCAGTAAGTGGAAACTTACAAGCGGATAAAGATTATTTCAATTCACATTTGACAATAGGAGTGAAAGCTCGTATTGTTAACCAAATGCGGATGTTCTACGTTACAGAGCCGAGTCGTACCCGTAAGGCATCGAGAAATGGAGGCGTATGGACGACCAAAACGGAAATCCAATAGCGGAAGATAAACCGCTGGAATCGCAGACCGAACAAAATCAAGATGGTGAACAATCACCAGAGGAGTTGGAATGGAGTAAGTTGGGTGGGGGTTCGCAGGAGCGTTTCAGGCAACTGATTCGTGAGCGGAATACCTACAAGTTCCAAGCTGAACAAGCAAGGAATATACAAACTCTACCGACACCACAGGTTCCAGTAGTACCTGATAAAAACTCTACCGATGAAATGTCGCCAGAGGAACTCATCGCAATTGAGAACCTACGTACCAAGTACGGATTCTGGACGAAAAAGGACCAAGAGGAGTTCGAGCGGAAGCAACAGGAAGCGTTGGAATCGAATCAACGGGAAACCCAAGATGAGGTTCTGATTGAAACTGAATACTCTCGACTCGAAACAGTTCATAACGGAAGTGATGGATTGCCTCCTTTTGACCGAACACTAATCGAGGAGCATATGAGGGCTACGGGAGTTTATAATCCTGAAAAGGCTTATGAAGACCTGTATAGGGACGAGATATTCGATGCGTATGCGAAAGAATACGGTGGAGGCAGTACGACAACGTACAGCGAGAAACCGCATAGTGTTTCGCAGGGTTCAGAGCCACTGACAATCGATGGGTTGCGTGAGAGATTACGACAGCCTGACGGGAAGCAATGGTGGGACAAGAATCGAGATAGATTGTTACCTATGGTTGGCGAATTGATGAAGTAACCATCTTCGTATAAACGTAACTTAATCTAAAGTATTATGGCAGATATCACGACAGTGACAGCAGCCGTGTTCATTCCTGAACTGTGGTCAATGGAAACATTGAGGCAACAGGAAGCAGCATTGGTTGTTGCTCCGTTAGTAAAACGCTATGATTCTTTGGTTAAAGGTCGTGGTGACACCGTTCACATTCCAGAAGTTTCCAATCTGGTAGCGAACGATAAAACCGCAAACACCGATGTTACGCTACAAGCTATCACAGAGAGCGAAAGGACAATCAATATCGACAAATGGAAGGAAGCGTCATTCCTCGTTGAAGATATCGTGAAAGTTCAATCGAACTATGATTTGATGGCAGAGTACACGTCAAAAGCTGGATATGCGATTGCACAATCAATCGACACCGACTTATTGAAACTGTATTCGACCTTTACGAATCCCGCAGTGGGAACGTATGGAGTAGCTATCGATGATGCGGTCATTGTCGCAGCTTTACAAGCGTTGGACGAAGCGAATGCTCCATTGGAAGATAGAGCAATTATACTTTCTCCGAAGCAGAAAGCGGCGTTGATGAAGATTGACAAGTTCGTGAAAGCGGACTTTCTTGGTCAGTACGACAATCCTACACCAGTGAAACGTGGTCCAAACAACCGCTATCTCTGGGGTGAGATTTACGGAGTTCCTGTGTATTACACGACACAGGTTCCAGTTACAGCTGGTACACCGACACAGACACACAACATCTGTTTCCACAAGGAAGCGATGGCGTTGGCTCTGCAACTTGCACCGAGAACGCAAGGCACTTATTGGCAACGTTCTCTCGGCTGGTTAGTTACCGTAGACACAATCTATGGTGAAGCTGGACTCCGTCTTAATCATGGAGTCGAAATCAAAAGCTAAGATGTGCTTTGAGGTAGAACCCTCGAAACAACTCACGCTCGGGAGCATCAAAACTTGCCGAGCAATAAGGAAATCAATACTGAGAATATAAAGGAGGAATTATGGCAGAGAATACAAGTGAATGCTTGGTACGGCTTCTGGCATACGTCAGTAGCGTTCATGTCGCACATTGGTTGGCGGACACCGTCACCAATGAACATAAAGTTTTGGGCGACCTGTATGACGGAATGACAGGAATGACCGATGACTTCGCTGAGGTTTATATGGGGAAGTATGGCATGGTGCAGTTCCCTGACGATGCGGAGATTGAAGATGTACGCAACGCTCCATGTTCAAAAGGGTTGGAACTGGTGCAGAGGCTACAGTCGGAGTTCAAGGCGGGACCTGATGATGATTTATTGAACATACTTGCGGATATGTCCACTTTACTCAACAAGTCACGCTACCTATTGAAAGAATCACGGAACGCTCCGAGAGCAATAGAGGAAAAATATCCGAAAGTTGCGGACGCTGTACGAAGGAAGTTTAATGATGAGGAAGAAAATGAACAGGAGGAAAAATAATATGGCTACAATGAGAAACCAAATGATAGGTCGTGCGGTAACGCCGACAATCACGGACACACCAGAAGCACGGATAACAAAATACCGAGCGGCACGACAGATTGCTGGTGCTGATAATCCAGAGAAACTTTCCGTGATGATGAAGCAAGGATTCAAGCGTGGAGTGGAAAAGGCTGATATTGGTGCTGGGAGAATGGTAAAACAAGGCATAGGTAATTTGAAAAAGATGGCGGAAGAAGAATCCAAAAAGAGTGTTAAAGAACGGATATTGGAGGGGGCGTTATCTGGTGGAATAGGTTCTGTCGCGAGAAAAGCATTATTCACACAAGTTCCAGTCCCGAAGCTAGGGAAAATTGCAAAGGGAGTGTTAACGGGTGGAGGTTTTGGTGGAGCAAAAGCAGTAGCACAGGCAATACGAAGAAAACTTGCGAAGTAAATGGACGTAAACATAACGTTAGTCATTCCGACACGGGGAGTAATTTTCGCTCGGACGATAGAATCGTCTATCCTCAATAAAGCCTTTACGGGAGATACTATCATCGTAGAGGGATATCCAATTCCAGAGGCACACAACGAGTGCATTAGACGTGCATTGAAAACGGACTGTACGCATATTCTTTTTTTGGAGGAGGATATGGTGATTCCTGAGGGGGGACTGGAAGCCATGATAGAACTGGCGAAACAGGGACACAAATACGTGGCGATAGACTACAAGGTAACGCCAGTCGTGAACGCTATACAGTACAACGGGGATAAGCCGTGGTTTACAGGATTCGGGTGTACGTTATTCGACAGGACATTATTCGAGAAAGAGTTTCAGGACCCGTGGTTGTCGGACGAATACGACATATTGATTGACCAGATGACACCGTTGAAGTATCACATTGAGAAACGAAAAGGGAATCAACCTGTGTACGGAAAATATGACGTGTTATTCGGGAGCAAGTGTCACGAGTTAGGATTGGAGATTACCGTAGTGCCTGATATGATGTGTGCACATTTACGGACTGACACGAAACGGGAAACGACAAACAAGAACGTATTCGCTATTTACGAAATATGATTGAGTTTTGTACGGGGTGCGAAAAGAAACACAACGATTACTTTTGGAAAAGTAACGGAGAGGGTTGGTGGTGCAGTAAGTGGTACAAGCCGACACACAAATACGGAATACGAGATAGAGCGTTGCGACCTGACGGAAGCGTAGCGACAGGACAGGAGGCGGAAAAGATTCGGGACATGAGATTGAGGATGCAGTCAGCAAAAACACGATAGACTTGACAAACTGTTAGCAAAAGAGCATAAATAAAGTATTGACGCTAAGTGAAAAACACAGGCAGGGAATAACCCTGTCTTTTTTTATAGGAGGATAGTATGGCAACAGCAGTTAATTCAGGATACGGGTCAGAAATAATCAATGTCGCAGTAGGGACAGGAGCATGGACAGCGATTACGTTTACACGGATTCCTAATAACGTTTTGATTTCTTCACGGGCTGGGAAAGCGATGAAAGTATCGCTCGACCCTTCGGGAGCAACGTATCTTACGATTCCAGAGGGTAATTCACTTACGTATGATTGGAATATCGGGACGTTGACTGGGAGCCTGTACATACAGGGGACAGTTTCCGATACGGCAGAGATTATTGCAACATCAGAGGGCAAATAAGGAGGATATATGGCACGATTAAACGGTGGCGGTTTAGGCGGAGGCACAGGAGGCATCACAGGGAGTGGTGTTGCTAAGCAAGTAGCGATATTCACTGGTGCGGCAACGATAGGTGGCTCTACAGAGTTTGTATATGATACGGCTGGGAGTTTTCTTTCGACTGGGTACAACAATACAGGACTAAGTGTTTCATACGGTATATCAGGAGGTAGTATAAACAGTGGCAATGCAACCCGAAGTATAATTGTTGCAGAGGGCATCGGTATAACAGGATTATTGGGGTATTCAGCTATCTTTGGATATTCTTCAACAATCAACGCGGTAGCAGGAGGAGGTCATCTTGCTCTTTTATACAATACTACACTTGCTGGTGCGTTTGATGTTATTGGAGGACAGAATCATGTCATTACCGCAACGGATAGTGCAATCTTCGGAAATACCAACATTGTCGGAGGGATTAGTAACGAAGTCAGTGGACTATCCAATACAGTTACAGGTTCTTATAGCATAGTCAGTGGTCAAGGTCATAACGTAGCTGGAACACATCATATTTACGCAGGACAGAACCATACTGGTACATCAGGTGCAACGCATAACGCAGTATTCGGTTTCGGTCATACAATTTTAGGTGCGTATGGGTATAACATCGTTACAGGTCTATCAAACTATGTAGATGGTTCTCGTAACGCTTTGTTTGGAGAAGCAACACCAATCAATGGAAATTATAATATATCGGCAGGGTATAACCATGTTGGTATAAACGGTGATGGTAACGCATTGTTTGGACTTCAGAGTGCTATTGTTGGGACTGGTAACTTTTCATCTGGTCAATACAAC